TCACCGCTACTGTCAAATAAATAGTTAAATTCGCTGTCTTGTAATAAAGCCGTAGGATTGCTTGTTTTTAGCGCAGGCATAATAGTATGCTCAATTCCTTTATCGTCACACCAGGTGAGCTTAATGTAGTTCACATAGTCGTGTGGTAGCTTCATTTCAAGACTAGATGGTATTTCAATCTCTTGGGATTTTTCGCTTCGTAGCGTATCGTAGCTTAATTCTTGAATTGCTCTTTGAGCAAAAAACAATACATTACTTCTTTTTGCTTTTGGTATAATTTTTTCTTCACCAACATAGGCTATTATAAAATTATTTACAATATCTTTTAGCGTTAAATACTGATACCCTCCTAACTTGTTTTCTGCATTTATTTGGACAATTGTAATTAATAAATCAAGCTTAGGGGCTCCTCCTGATTCTAATACATCTGTATTATTTGTATTTGCATCAAATACTATTGCTCCACCTGTATATTCATAATTATTAACATTAATTAAATTACCGTCTACAAATACCTCTAATTCTCCTTTAGCTTGCGGCAAAGGGTTAAACATATCAGTAGTTAAAGGAAAAGACGTTCTGGCGCCTGTTCCAGTAAAATTAACACTGTTATTATAATAACGCTCGTGTGTTATATTAAATAATGCCATTTATTATGCTTTTTCTTGTTGAGTACTTTTTACTTCTTCAGCAGTCCCCATTTGATATATACTAGGATCTTTTATAGATACACCCGCTAACTGAAGAATTTTTATAACCAATTCAGTTTCTTCGGATTCATGTAGATGAAAATTTTCGCTACTTGAGCTATTCCAAAGGGCATTTCCATTAACCTCTGTAAAAGCCCACTCAACTTCATTAGGAGCGTTTGGCTTTTTAATATATTGAAATGTAACGTCTGCGGTTATTTCAGAATTGCCATATACTTTGATTCCACTTGCGCCTCTAGTGTATATAGGAAAATCATTTGTTGGTTTTGAAAGCGGCGATGAAGTAATGTATAAATATTCGTTTTTATTAACGTGTTCTGCTTCGCTTCCGTTATAAATAACTGAGCCAAGTCTATAAAGATCAGACGGCTCTGGCCAATAGTTATTTGCGTATGTAGTTGAACCAGAAGTTTCAAATAAACTTATTTTTTCTTCAAGTATATCAACCATATCCGAGTACTCTGTGCTATTACCCGGCAATCTGCTAAACTGATTTAAATCGTAAAAATATTGTTCAAATATATCAAGTTCTGCTTGATTGGCGAATAAGTTATATTCAGTAGGTGATAAATACCCACGCTGTTCTTTATTAAGTATTGCCAATACTCTTTGATATACTGTATCTACACTTATTGCCATATTATTTTTTTAATAAAAAAGGCCCACAAAGTTGTGAGCCTTTCACAACTTTTAAGCCAAACGTTTTTCTATTGTTTGGTAAACTTCAATACCCTCGTCCGTTTTAAAATATGCAGCTAATGCTGAATATGGATTTTCATCGAATGGTACTGTTATTAATTTTCTATTATTGCTAGCCCAAGCAAATGTTCTTTGATCATTTGAAAGCTTTATAATGCCTTGTTCGACTGACTTAATACCTATATTTCTAATATTTATATTTTCGTCATTTGCAAGCTCTATTAATAGCCCCGGGTTCTTTTTAGCGAATACCATCAAGTCTCTTTTAAGCTCTCTAGACGTTAACCCAACGACCTTAGAGCCTAATTCAGTTCTTAGTATTGCTTCGGCTTGATCAACTTCCATGCTCATTGCAATTTCCATTGCGTCAAACTCTAACTCTATTTGGGATAGCTGATCTTCCGCTTGTTCTTCTGCATCAAACTCTTCGTAAATTTTACCCTTTCCAGGATGATACAGTGATAGTATTTGTTGCAAAACTACTTTTTCTTTAGGTACAGATAAAACACCGTCTGAAAATACAATATGTTCTAATCTTGATTGCCCTTTAAACTCATCTGCAAAAGGAGTTTTTTGGTTCGCAGTATACTTTATTTCTCTTTCATACCCTAGTTCTTCGTCGTACCACATTATATTTTTTGATGAAATAGTATAAGTTAAAGGCGACTGATTGCCTAGTAAATAGTATGTTCTGTCTTTTCGCTCCCAACTTTTAACTGGGGCTGTTTTTGTTTCTTTTTTTGCCATGATATAATAAAATAAAAAAATTAAAATAAACCCAGGGCCAAATAAATGACCCCGGATTTAATGTAAAATATTAAGCTTTAAACAACATAAAGTTATTAGCCGCTTGAGTTACTAAACATCTTTCAGATAAATAGTGAACCTCCATTACGTCAAGGTCAGAAGTTGCTGCCCCGCCAACTGAACCAGTAATCCAAGATTTCATTCTTCGATCATCAGCTTCAGAAGCTTTATAACGTACGTGTAAGAAAGGGCGACGAACGTTTTTACCTAACATTTGATCGTATACAGAAGAAGTACCAGCTGGAACTAATACACCTTCAATATCTGAAAACAATCCACGAGTAGATGAGTTGTTTAGATATTTCCAATCAGTTTTGTAAAAATCATACGATCCTCTTCGGAAGCCTCTAAATCCAAGATTAAGAGCCATATCCTCGCTATTTTCAAAAATACCGAAAGCAGTACCACCAGCACTACCAGCAGAGATATTCGCAAGAGCGTCATCAACTTTTAGTGTAGATGTACGATTTAAGAAAAGTAAATTTTCTTCAATAGCACCTTGCTTATCTAGCTTTTTAAGTATTTCATCAAAATCAGAAATAAGGTCTGTGGCATCGTCAAAAAGTTTTTCAGCTACGTGACCTCTTGCCTGAATAGCCGCGAAGAGCCCTTCGGTACCTGCGGTATTATCAGCTCCCTCAGTTCCTAAAATAGCGTCTACGCCTCCGGAAGATTTTGCAAATTCTGCTTCAACCATAGTCATTTCTAAGTAGTCTTCAAAGCGAACGCGAGTATCGCCTTCAGCCTTCATGTACCATAAATAACCTGATTGCCCTCCTTCACCGGAAACTTCTACCCAGCCAATTTGAGAAGCGTCAGATCCTGATACTTCAAATTTATCTTTAAGAATAATTGGCTTGTTTGTAAAAGACTCAAATTCAGGTGTTACAGATCCTGTCATTCCCGCTTGGCCCTTTTTAAATTCAGAACCATAAACGAAAAAGCTACAGGTATTAGCTTCAGCGTCATCAACTGTGTCAAAACCAGTTACAGCCCCAACAGTTGCTCCCCCAGAATAAGGTACAACAGTTAAAGTAGTGTTATCAGCTGCAACAGCGCTAACATAACATTTGATAATAGTAGGAGTTGTTTGATTGTCTGAAAGAACAATTGTTTGTCCTGCTCTTACTGCATGCGTTCCCGCTGCGGCTCCATTAATATCGATTACGCCTGCATTAGTAACAGTTGCTCCTTCATATGCTAAATGCAAACGCCCTTGCTCAGACCAAATAATTTGATCAGAAGCCATAGGCATTTCTGCACCTACCATACGTAGGAAAGATGAGATTGAACGATTTCCATAACGCTCTACTTCTTGTTCGTAAAGCTCAGGAAGATATTGTTGGGACCAGTTTTTGCCGCCGCTCCCGTGAAAGTTTAGGTAATTACCAGTTGTTACAGTCTTACTTGCGTAAGGTGTAAACTCAGGTGGTAAATTGTTACCAAAATCAATTGCTGCCATTTTTTAAATTTTTAATAATTTTTAAGTTTTAGTTTTAATTTAGAAGTATCATCTCCTGCCAAAACTTTTGCTTGCATACCGCTTTGAGTATTTTTTGTATGCACCCCTCTCGGATCCATATTAATATTCTTAGCTGTTTTCATGCTTTCTTTCATCGCGTCGGATTTTCCTTGCTGATAAAAGTGATTTGCAATAGCATCTGCATTCATAGCTGTAAATAATGATTTGTGATAACCTTTTGCGTCACTCATAACCTGGTCCTCATTTAGAAACTTTCTAATGAAATTATTAATGTCGCTCTGAGTTGTTTTAACCTCATCTGTGTCTTTTACATTAAATCTGTAGCGTTTATCACCGACTTTATATTCAAAACCTTTGAATTCGTCATTAAACACTTGATCTGTTTTTTGCAAAAATACAGATTTAGCTTTTTCAGCTATTTTTGATGATTCTTCGTTTTCTGTGTTATACCTATTGAAAAAATCTACAGCCTTTTGTTGATCTTGCGTAAGCCTAGACCCAGCTTTGATTTCTTCATAGTATTTGGTTTTTAGCCCTTCGAGTTCAGACTTAGCGCTCGCTACCTCTTCTTTGAATGCTAATTTTTTTCTTTTTACATCTCTTTCATCGTCAACTTCTTCATCAAATGTAAATTTATCTTCAATAAGAAAGTCGATTTCTTCGGATGACAGATGTGGTTTAGATTGTTGATAATATTCTCTAAGTAATGCAAGATCATCTACATTTGAATAATCTTTGTTAAGCGCTACATAGTCTTCAAGCGATCCGCCCGTTTCGTTTATAAAATCAACAACCTTTTGAATATTTTCAGGAAGCTCTATACCTTGCTCCTCTTCTTTTTGAAATGCTTCTTCAACTTTTTCAGCAAGATCTTCAACTTCTTTAATAGTTTCTTCTTGCTCCTCTTGTGCTGGAAGTTCTTCTAAAACCGTTTGTTCAGTTTCTTCTTTTACTTCTTCTTCTTGTCGTACTTCTTGCAGTTCCACTTCGGCTTTTTCCCCAGCTTCTTCAGCCGGTTCATCTCCGCGTAGCACGCTGCCCTCTGCTTCTTGTTCTTGAACGGCATTTTCTTCTTCTTTATTTTGTTCGGCGGCAGGAGGCTGATTTAAATCAACTTTATACATACCGTCTTCAAATACAGTGCCTGCTTGTTCTTGCAGGGCTTCTTCTTTTTCTTGTATTGATAACTCTTCGCTTTCAATAGCTTTTGCTTCAACGTTTTCAGACATAATAAAATATTATAAGATTATACACTATACATTACTTGGGTTCAAAAGAACCTAAGTCAAAATTACCGCTAAGTATATCGTTTCCTGCGGATTCAAATACTTTTGGTGGTAAATTATTTTTTCTTTGATCAATAAGTTCGCTTTGTTGCGATGCTTGTATTTTTGTTCGCTCATCTTTGCGATCTTCTTTTTCTTTAATTGCAGCTTTGCTGCCTTCAACCTCTATGCCTTTTAATTGCATATTCATTTGAAATTCTAGCTGCATTAAATCTTTTTTAAGCTGAGCCTCGTTTGATAATTTTTGCATTTCAAGTTGTGACTCTAGTTGCTTAAGCTCTGCTTTTTGAGCGGTTAGTGCTTGCTGTTTTTGCACCTCCGCCTGAGCAGCTACTTGTTGTGATTGCGCGTTCGCTTCAGCTTGAACTTGTATGTTTTGCTGTTGTATCATTTGGTCACGCTCAAGCTTTTTGCGTCTACGTATTTTTAGCATTTGATTTGCAAGCTGAATATTTTTAATTTCTCTTAAATCTATAGCATCTTCGAGATCAATTAAAGATGCTGACAATGCTGTCTGTATATTGTTTTCAAGCTTTTGGGCTTCTTCCTCGTCAGGCATTAAATCAATAAATATTCCGAAATCATGTAAATGCAACTCATTCAATTCTGAAAGTGTAGCCACATTATGCACTCCTATTGCTTGTATAAACGCCTCCCTTGCAGGCGAGTACTCTATAATATCAGATATTCTTAAAGATATTTTTTCGGCAGTTTCGGCTGTTAAAAATAATCCAGCCTGTAATATATGTCTTGTAGCTGTATTAGAATTAGCAGCTGCTATTTTTTGTATACCAACTAATGCGTTTTTATCAGGCGTGCTACCGTCTCTCGCTTCATTAAGGCCTGTAGCGTCTCGCATCATTTGCAAATAATAATTATACGTGCTTATTAACGAGCCTATTTTATTATTACCAGAACCAGATGCAATTTCTTGAATTGGCACTTTACCTGGGTTCATATCGCCATCAGACGTAAACGATCTTCCAATTACAGACCCTGTTTGAAAAAACATATTTAATGCTTCTTGCGGATTATAATTTGTTCCATTACCCAAATCTATTTCGGCAATACCATCAGCGTCTAAATAAACACCATCCGGCACCATGCGCGATAACACCTGTTGCAGCTTTAAATGCGTTAACTGAATCATATCTGCAAAACCAGTTACTCTGCTAACTAAAGATTCGACCTTACCGTTATATATTCTAGGGGCTACTATAGAATAATTTGTTCTAATTTTAGTAGAGTCACTTTTTGGACGCAGCATGTTTTCAGCAAGTTTCCAATCGAGCAGCATATTAGCGCCTGGAATATACGCGCCTTCATACAGTACTTCTATGTTTCTAGCTATTCTTTCAAATCTAGCCCTTGCGTCTATAGGTGGATTAAACGTTTCGTCTTTAATTATAATTTTTTCTGCGCCTGTTACAGTGCTTTTTACTTTATAAACTTCGTTGTGAAAGGTTTTATAATTAAAATATAACACATCCACAGTGTTAGCGTCTTGCCTATTTGTTTCTGTATTAAATTTATTATATATTCTATAGTTTGAATAACCTTTTGAGCCAAGCTGTTCTAGGTCCTCATTAGTTAAATTTGGAAACTGCTTTTTAAGTTCATTAACGGGTATTGTTTTTATTTCTCCAACATAATATATATCTTCAAAATAAGGTGATTCTGTAAAAGAATAAACTAAATTAGCGGGATCAACATAGCTAATTTTAATGCCTTCTGAATTATTATATTCAGTTTTAACACACGCAATACCTAATACAGCTAAATCATAATAAAAACGTTTTTTGGTGAGCTCGTATCTGTTTTTTTCTAAAGTAACAGATATAGCTTGCTCCTCTGCTATTT